ATCTCCTTCAATCTTAGCATTGTCTGCAGCAGCAGATGCTAATGTGTCTAGTTGCCATTCATGATTCACCGCAGTCGCTTTTGACTTTGCAATGCTTGACATGAAAGGCGTATCAGTTGGAGATATATTATAGATAATATCTGTAAGATCTTCTCTAAGTCCAACTGCATCATATTTACTATATGTGCCTGATACTTGTGCCATGTTTATTTTTCCTTATTTTTTTTTGTTGGTTATAATGTCATAGAAGATGCTTGCGGCATCGTTGACATTGCCTGATTTTTTGAGACGACCCAACTTTTCTTTACGCTTCTGAAAATTAATATCAGAGCTATCTTTTTTCACACCAGAAGATAAAAACTTACCTGGCTTAGATGCTTGCGCAGCTGAGAGAGGTTTAACGTTCTTCATATTTCTGTACTTTAAAGCATCATTCACTAGCATAACAATTCTATGGTCATAGATTTGTCCAACTTCAGAATCATTAAATCCGTAAGAATTTAAAAAATTTCTTAAATTGTTTTTAATTGAACTAGCTTTTTGAGCATCAGTAAATTCTGGCATTTTTTGTGCCAAGATTCTTTGTTGCTCTTGTACGTATGAGTTCAGTTGTCTTTGTTGTTCCTGTTGTAACTTCTGAGCAGCTTCCATCATCTTATCCTTTTTAAGTCTAATTTGACGTTCTACTTTTGTAGCTTCAACTGGATCTTCTTCATACAATTTATTCAGATCAACATTGTTGATTTCTGAATTTAATTGTTGTTGTGTAAAAGCAAGTATCTGATTTAATTCAGACAAACGTTTAGAATAGTCTTGCCTTTGTTGATCCGTTTCAGACTGGAATTGCTTTTTTTCAAAAGATAATTCTTCTGTCTTTCTACGGTAATCAGCATCTCTGGAATAACCTTTTTTTAATTCATCTAAGGTAACCTTTAATTCTTGACCTGCTACTTTTACAGTAAAGGTGGAATCAGGTTCTTTCTGAATGTTATCTGTTTGTTCTTGAGATACTTCAGTTTCAGAAACATCACTAGTCTCTTGTTCTGTTTCTGTTTGCGTTTCCTCTGTAACCTCAGGTTGATCTGTTTCAGATTCCTGATTTATTGGTTCTTCAGCAACGTCTTGTTGTTCTGTTTGAACTTGAGCTTCTTGCTCAACTTCAGTTTTTGCTTCTGGTTTTTTAACCTCAGCAATTTTTCCTGTTTGCGGATTAAGCAATCCAGAAATTGATTTTGCAGCTATCTGCACATCAGACGCAGCTCCCTTTGTGGGGTTAGCTTGGTACTCTGACATATTGTCTCCTTTTAGTTGAAGTTCCGCTATAAAGCGGTTGACCTATCCTAATTTTTATTATTAGAATTTTTGACCATCAATGGATTTTCTGAAATCTTCTAATTGCTTCTTAGCAAGTTTTCCAGTTTCCATTATCTCAATAAAGTGTTGTTCCACTTTTTGAACGATTTGAAATGCTAACCATAATTTTTCTCTAGCATCTTGTTCGTTAACGCCTGTGTTTAACAGACTTTGAGAGTACAATTTTTTTAAATTCTCTATCGCTTCCACAAATATTGGATTTGATAAACCAAGTCTTGCTTTCTCTGATCTACTTAATTCCGATTGGAGTTTCGTTTGATCCATTTCCTGCATTTAATTCCTGTACTTGTTGTCCAAATTCTTGCGTAGCTTTTTGTGCCGCTGTTAAATTCTTAGAAGCATTATTTAATCTAGCTTTAGTTAGATCTACTTCTCCTTGTAATTTTGCAACGTCAATCTGTGTATTATACTTTAACTCTAATTCTTTCATTTTTGATTGAAAGTCAAGCTGCATTTTTGAATTGTCCATTTGTAATTGTCTAAATTGTAATTCCAAATCAGCTTGTTTTCGTTTGTTTTCACTATCTATTCTAGTGAATTCAATTTTTTCAATAGGCGTTAAAGCAGGTGGTTGCGGTGGTTGAACATACTGCATACCAACATCTGGGTTAACAAAGTAATTCTCTGTATTTTTAAGACCAGCATTTTCAATCATCTTAGATAACGTATTATAAATATTTTTTAAAGTTACCATTGGATATTCTTTATTGCCTTGCAAAGTAAATGCTTGCATTTGTTTTTCAAGAATACTGTTTAAAATAACTAATTGTTGTTCTTTAGAACCAGAACCTAATCCAACTACAATATTAATATTATATTTATCTTTCCATTCAGTTGGTCTTACTGGAATAAATACATTGTTTAATTGTACTAATCTTTCTACTTCTTGATATTTAACTGTTAATTCAAAAATCTTTTCAAATAATTCTTTAACGCCAGTCTCTGCAAATATTCTAGCAATCAACTCCATACGCATTTGTGTTTGCGTCATTAGAGTATTAATTCCTGTTGCAGTTTTATTTAAACTGTCAGCGTCTAATCCTTGCGCATATCTTGTAACACCAGTTCTAGTTTCTCTAACTGTGTCTAAGTATTCAAGTAATGGAAATGCTTGAGCAGAAATTGTTTGGTTCTGCATTGGTAACATAACTTGAGAAGGTGGTTGTTTTGTTCTTACAACTCCGCCTGGTCTAGCTGTTAGTAAATCATCAAGATTTACCATTCCATCCATAATCGCAATACGATTATTATTTGTCAGATACATATTATCTAACAACTGTCTTAAAACTGTAGATTTAATTAATTGAATATCTTGTACTAATTCAGAAACTGATCTGCCATAAAATCTATGTGGCATTGGTATTGGAGTTAACGAACAAAAAGGAATAGAATCAACTTCAACGTTTTCTAAAATATTATCTGCAGTATCTCCTATAACTGTAATCTTTCTTAATTCTGCAAGACCATCTCCATCAAAGTCTAATCTTACATAACATTCAAAAACATCAATTGCATCTGTAGAAGAGTCTGGTGATGAAGCAAAAGGATATTCGTCTATGTCAGAATATCTAGTTAATTTTTCAGAGTTAAAAATAATTTCTTGTGAGTGTGGCAATGCAGCTATCATTTCTTTATCATAGCCCATTTGAATTAATTCAGTTCTAGTCTTAGTAGTTCTGTGAGCTACAAAATTAGCATCTTGAATTGTCTTAGCGTTTCTTTGTATTAAAAATTCTTCTGGTGGTACGTTTTCAATTTTAACTCTACCTTCATCTGAGTGTCGTCTTATTTTAATGCTATGAAGTTTTGGTCTTGGTAAATTTAAAGCTTGACCTTGTTGCGCAGCAATTGCTTCTAGCGCTTTTATTTGTTCATCTTGAGATTCATCTTCTTCTTCAATGTGTTCAAGAACTTCTACATTCTTATCATTAATAATTGCTTGGTAAGAATCTTCGTTTAAATCTTCGTAAGTTTCATGTTCGTATTTTTTTGTCTCTTCCCAATAAACTTTAACGATACCATTTTTTTCTAAAAGAGCATCTTTGAACCAGCTATATAAAATTGTAAAACCTGGATTATCTTTATTAAAAATATAATTAATATAATTTGTTGCTTGTTCAGCAAGAGCAACATCTTCTGCTTTTACTGGTTCGCAAACAACCGTTCTGTCAGATGCTGTAAAAATTCTAAGAAGATTTGGAAGTATAGTTTCAATTGTATCTGCAACGTCAGTAGAGACAACTTGTGAGCGACCATCTATTTCAGTTCCTAGTTTTTCTCCTAGATAATATTCAATAGATTTTTTTCTTTGCTCAGATAATTGACCACCAAGATAACCTAATGCTCCATTAATTTCTGCATTAAGAATTGCTTTAATTTCTGTGTCTGATAATTTTGCCATATTAAATAATATAATTCGTATTTACTTCTATCTTTTTTTTCCAATTTGTCATCTCAATTCCGTAACCCACAACACCTGTTCTTAAAGCGTCTGCGGCATGGCTTGCGAAATTGTGTATGGGTCTATTCCTAAAACATTGGTTTATGTCATCCCATTTTTTCTGGTAGGATTTTAAACATTCCATACCATAATGGCATTTGTTTTTGTCAAACCAACAGTTAGGCAATACTTTTCTAACCGCTTCAATCCCATCTTCTAAAGATAGTTTCGGCGCAACCTCAAATGCTATACCTAATTCTAAGGCAGTTTCCAACCTTGATTTTCCATAAGCCCCTAGTTCTCTAACCTTGATATCATGTGGAGCAATATGTCTTGAATACTTATAACCCTTGCTTTCAATAATATTAGCGTAGTGGTCTAATCCTTCGCCGGCGTTTTCGTAAAAATCTATTAATCTTATTTCACCTTTGTGTCGCTGTGCAAACCAAATCACAGTAGAATCATTCATTCCTAAATCCCACCATGTTTCAACCGGCAGCGCTTTGTCGTATAAATTTTCTATAACTCTATTTGTCTTTTCTAAGTTCTCAATAATAGCTCCATAGTAAGAACCTGTTATTGCAGCTTGAAAAGAACATTCAAATTCTTGTTCAAACAAATCCTCAGACATAATAGATTTGGCAGCTTTTAATTCATCATCATCTAGTATCTTTGTTTCAGATGCTCTGTGTATTGATGAATACCAACCTTCTGTCTTTTGAGCGTATTGGTATAATTCAAAAAAATAATTTTTGCCTTTTGGCGTTCCAATAAATACACACCAACCCTTCCTATCTGCCAAAGCTGGTCTTATGATTTCAGGAAATAGATTTGGTGCAATGCTTTGCGTTTCATCTAAAACACAACCATCTAAAAATATACCTCTTAATGCCTGGTCATTCTCAGCGC